TAGTAGTTACCGGAGGATGCGGATTTATTGGTTCTCATTTGGTAGAAAAGCTACATAACTTAGGGTTTGATGTTACAGTAGTAGATGACAATAGACAAGGTAACCATTTCTGGGAATCTTCTAGTGTAACTTATATTAATGAAGATGTTGCAACATGTAATTTGACAGAAAAAATGAGCAGACCAATCGGAATATTTCATTTTGCAAACATTACTCGTGCTACATCTTATCCTGAAGACCCACAAGAGATAATAAATAGCAATATACAAACAACAACTGCCGTATGTGAATGGGCTAGACATTGGGATACATTTTTATTTTTTGCAACAGATACAGAACAAAAATTTAATGACAACCCTAATTCATATCTTTGGAGTAAAATTGCATCTGAAGAAATAATTGATTTATATAAAAAGATGTATGGATTGTATCAGGTTAACATGATTCTATACAATGTTTACGGAGAACGAGAACCTGAACATGGTTCTCTCAGTAATGTTATTAAAAAGTTCAAAACAAATTATTTAAACCAGCTTCCTATCACAGTGTATGGAAGTGGAAACAAAAAGCGTGATTTTACTCATGTTGACGATGTAGTACAAGGTATGCTACAATTGTTATTAGCAAAAGAATTACCAGATGAAGTTCATATAGGTAAGGGGTCACCTAAGAGTGTAATGGCTCTTGCAAGAGCATTCGATACTACTATAGTTCATAAGTTTGATGTACCAAGTGAGCCAGATATTATAGAATGTGAAAACCCGTACATAGAATGTCCTACTGATGTAATACAATACATTAATAGTTGGTTAAAGGAGAATCCAATTGATAACTAGAGTAGTGGTAAACGAATTTATGACTAATCCAGAAAAGATGACTGATGTTTATATTATTACCAAAAAGTTTAAAACGCCTTCTGAATTTTCACAACATATTGAAAGAAGAGCAATACATACCAAATCATCTTACCTGGATATTCTGTTAGAATATTGTAGTAAAAATGATATCGAAATAGAAAGTGTAAACAAGCTCCTTAGCTCTAGTCTCAAAGACAAATTAGAAGCAGAAGCGCAAGATTTAAATCTTCTTAAAGTTAAGGCAAATAAGTTACCCTTTTAATATGGAACCATTTGAAGTTTACAAACTTTACTTAGCACTGAAGTTACACTTTACAACAAAATCCTATGACATCACTAAAACTAAAGGTGCTGTTCGTGGTAAAAAAGAAACCTTTCTACGGCGCAAAGATTTAATATCTATTCGCAAACTAGCAAGGGATTTCAAAAGGTCAGAGATTATTGACATTCTAGTTGCAAACTTTGTACGTGGAGATAAATGGGGCGGTATGTTTGATACCTCAGCTATAGAAACTTACAAAAAGTGGTTGACAACTAAGCAAAGAATGTTGTATAATTTTAATACTGACCTTGATAATGTTCTTCTGAAAATGGAAATGGACAATATCAAATCAGCGATATACGAAGACACACATCCTTTGATATTCAAGATGTACATGGGTCGTGAAATTAGTTTAGAGACATTAGTTATGTTAGACAAACTACGACCTTTTGTTGAAAGATTTAATGATGATTTTGTGCTTGACGATGTTTGTCTTTTAGTATCGAAATACCGACCCTTTGTCAGATTTGACAAAGATAACATTAACTTCAAGCACACGGAACAGTTGGATTTAATTTACGGAAATGAGTAAGTCAAATAATTACAAACCGCAAGAAAGACGCATTAAACGTGTCGAAAAGAAGCCTGGTAAGAACATTGCTAGGGAACTAAAACGTATCACTATTCAAGATGCATCGAAATTGGATGAGATTTTTGAAAATAGTTATACAAAATAAAACGCAGTACATACATCGCAATATAACGCAATATTAGGAGAAACATATGTCGTTTAATACACTATCTGATCTACGCAAAGCTCGTGGTAACTTCGATTCACTTATGAAAGAAGTTGAAAAACTCGATACACCTCAACAAGGTAAAAGAGGTGATGACCGAGAATGGAAGCCTACCGTAGACCAAGCAGGTAATGGCTATGCCGTTATTCGCTTCCTCCCCGCCCCACAAGGCGAAGATATGCCCTGGGCACAACTTTGGAATCACGGATTTCAAGGACCAACTGGTAAGTGGTATATCGAAAACTCACTAACTACACTCAAGCAAACTGATCCTGTATCTGAGTTGAACTCAGAACTTTGGAACAGCGGTGTAGAATCAAACAAAGATGTTGCTCGTAAGCAGAAGCGCCGCCTTTCTTACTATGCTAACATTCTTGTTGTTGAAGATTCAGGCAATCCTGCTAACAACGGACAAGTATTCTTATACAAGTTCGGAAAAAAGATTTTTGATAAAATCAAAGATGCTATGCAGCCTGAGTTCCAAGATGAAGATCCGATGAATCCTTTTGATTTCTGGGACGGTGCTAACTTCAAATTGAAGATCCGTCAAGTAGAAGGGTATCGTAACTATGATAAGTCAGAGTTTTCAGCAACTACTGCTATCTCTGATGACGATGCAGCTATTGAAGCTATTTGGGGCAAGCAACATTCACTCGCTGAAATCATTGCTCCTACTAACTTCAAGTCATACGATGAGTTGAAGAAGAAGCTAGACTTCGTTCTAGGCAATGGCGCTCGTGTATCTACAGCAGAAAGTATTTCATCTGTAACAGGTGATGCTTCTGATGATAGTTTCTTGAAAGATGTTACCGCAGCAGTAGAGAGTCGTGCTGCCGCTACTCCAACAGCATCTGACACAGAAGATACAATGTCTTACTTTGCTAAACTAGCAATGGATGACTAATTACTAGCCAGACAGTAAAAGAGAAAGGGGCTTAACGCCCCTTTTTTAATGCACTCTTTTCATAAATTCCATCATGTTGAATTCAATATTTTTTATAGTACTAGGATTTACTAATATTGGAGGGGCAGAATTGCCTCCGCCTGAGGTGGTATTATTTGTTATATTCTGAATATTATTAACTACGGTTTCTCTTGATGTGTTTGCTGCGGCAGTCATATTATCAATTGCCGCACCAGTAGGCGTAACATTCGGATCCATTTTATATACCCCTGACATAGTACCAGGATTTTTTAGCTCGCTTGGTTCGGATGATTGCCTATTCGCTTCTATATTGGGTCGCACTGAGTTAGGCTGTGTTGATTGCCTATTCGCTTCTATATTGGGTCGCACTGAGTTAGTCTGTTCTGATAGCTGTGCTTCTTTTGCAGCCTCTGCTTCCGCTGCAATCTCATCCGAACTAGATCCAAGTAATCCCATAGAAGCCATGTTTAATGCACCACTGCCTGCATTTTTTATCTTGCCAAAGAAGTCAGCATCCGGATCTGCATTAAATCCTCTAACTCCTCCGTATGCAGCGGCGCCGGCGCTTACAATAGCTCCTGCAGGTCCTAGAAACCTAGCACCTTTAAGTGCTATTTTGCCGAATCTGCTTGCGCCTCTGCCAACTCGTGAGAGTAGACTTGGTCTCCGTGGACCAGTAGGTTTGACATTTGTAGGGGGCTTAGTCGAAGTAGTGGGAGATGTATTTGTTATTGCAGGGGGTTTAGATTTGAGCCCTAAGGTTTCCGCTAGTGAAGTTCCTAAATTTGCAATTTTTGAGCCTATTGACCCTATAGTAGTGGCTATAGTAGTGGCTATAGAAGAAATTCCTCCTAATCCAGTAGAGCCAGACTCATTATCTTCTTTTAATTCTGCTAATATATCCTCTAGTAGCTCAACTTGCCTTGCTGCAGGGGATTCTCTATCTGTACCAGAAGTAAAAGAGCTTCCCCCTTCTGCATTTTTGTCTTCATTTTTACTAGAAGACTTTTCATCTTCATTTTTACTAGAAGACTTTTCATCTGTATTCTCTAGCGTCTTTTTATCAGTTTCTTCTGTCCTAACTTCTACTACTGAATTACCAACATTTTCGAGACCTTCTGCTGCTCCTTGCTGTTCGACTTTAACTTCTGCTTCTTGTATTTTAGACTTGGCACTCGGTTCTAACCCAAACATCTTTTCTTTTGTAAAGGCTTGTTTTATAGAGTCTTTGAACCCAAGTCCTTTATCGGTCTTCATA